TCTTACACTGTAGTATAACTGCACCACCGACGACTGTTGGATCCTTTCTTTCGGTTCTATTATGATCTCTTGAAACTAAATTTGCAAGTGATCGATTTAAGAAACCCTTTTGGCTTCCATCTCTATGATATGAATATCTTAAAAATTCAGGTGCTCCTAATAACTTGATTGGCTGTGCTTCGAATCCTTGCTTTTCCATCGTAAGATAATATAAAAATGTATTTAATACACTTCCTGTTAAAGCGACGACGTCATCTCCTTTATTTTTACTTTTAATGATTGTTTTAGTACCAAATAATGATTGTGCATTTAACTGATTTACACGTGTGTAACAAATATTAAATATTGTATTAATAAATGATGTACCTCTTCGCCCAGTCATCAATCCACGTTTGACATGTACTGCACTCTGTCCATACATAATATACGTTTGTAATTCACTCTTTTCAAGCCATTCACACACTTTGACATAATCATCCAATCCTGCTTTTCCAAATAAGTATGCACAGTATGCCCACATGTATGCAATATCTCTTGGATTATGACTTATATTGAAATTTTTATAATCATATGAAGCACATACACCTTCTGTTGCCCACGATATTCTTTCTAAGTCTTCTTGTATTTCACGCGTTGCATCTCCTTCTGCTGTCCATTCTTCAATCACATTCATGTATGGTTCAAAATTACGTATTACAAAATCTTCATGAATTTGATGTACGATATCAGATGCTAATAATAATCTTTCTTTACTATTTTCTGCTTTTTTACTTACTGAACCAACACACCCTGGAGGACACGTCCAAACAAACTCTGGTTCTATCTCTCCACTCTCAATTGCTGCTACTTTATCAGCTCTAACACCATCAGGTAAAACACAACCAGCCGCACTCCCTGATGCAATCTTGTTTACTATTGTTGCACTATACTCATCTCTACTCTCTAAATTTTCAAAATCTATTTTCGATGCCACTTCTGCCAATATTTCACGTAAACTTTGGCGAAATTTTTCGTTGTATATATTCTCGTCACGTTCGACTTCACCTCCTATTATTTTTAACCAATAGTGTGGTTTTGCTTCTTCTGCTCGTTCGTTAATATCTTCTAATAGTGCTTCTTCACTTAATATCGGTCTTCGGCCACACAAATCCTGAAAGTATTGAGCTAAACATGATTCTTCTGCTGTTATAGCTTCACCATTCGGTAAAGTGTTGGTTGCTCTTATATTATTATGTAATTCTTTAAAATATTTAACTCTTTGTTCGAAATGTTCATTGAAAACCCTAAGGTCAATAGTTTTCAACACATGAACATACATTTTATTACAAAGTAACGATAATATGTGACAACACTTCTCACATTCGGAAGCATCGTTCATCGTTATGATAATATCTCTTATATCCGCGTACTTTTCTAATTCTTCTTCAAAAAGTGACAACATCTCATTTAACGTAAAATTTTCATATTTAAGAAAATCATTTGGGTTATTATACTCTTTATATTCTTTCACTTCAACATTTGGGAGTTCATTCACTTTATATATATTTACTCCTGTTTTATAAAAATCTTCGGGATGAATTAATGTTGGATGTTGTTTTATTAAAGAACGTGCGTTTTCAAACTCTTGTCTTTCTATGGCGGATATTTGTGCGAACACAATGTCTAAACCAGTCAATGATTCTCCACCAAATCCTATCAATGACTGGACGACGAGTTTAAATTACCACCTGCATTTATTGCTGCATTACCACTTACTAATGGTGGTCTCGTAGGTGCCATTGGTCCAATTGACTGTTCATTTACTTTTGGATTTGTATTTAGAGGTTGTGCTAAACCTGCATTTTCTGTTGCTTGTGCTATACGCATTAAATGTTTTCCTTGAGATTTTGATCCAACTTCTTTAATTGCAGCATCTTCTGTTCCTTCAGACCTTGAATGTTGTCTAGCACTAACATTAACACCTGTACTCTTTCCAGCATACATTTGTGTTCTTTGAGGCATGTCTCTTTCTTCAACTTCACGTGGTACTCTTCTTACCTGTTCTTCTTTTTCTTTTTCTTCATCTGCAGGTTCATTTGCACCTGCCATTGGACCATCTCTTGGATGATTTGCATAATATACTTTTCCTTCATTTATCAACGAAAATATTTTTCCTGTCAATTTATCACGTAATATATCATCTCGTACATCTTCGACTTTAACTTGTAATACTGGTGCAATTTCTCTTGCCAAATCTTCAACTGCTGTTAATATTCTTGGATCTAATGGACGACGATATCCTGGTTTATATCCTCTAAATAATGATGGTTGTACCCAAATCGCATATCCATCACTTCCATTCGCAATTTTACTCCAACCAAATAATGGTGCTTGTGTATTCGTAATTTTATATGCACGTGTATAATTAACTCTTGGCTCCCAACTCGACGTTTGTCCTGGAATCATCCTTCCTGATAAATATCCCCGATTTCTAATTGGACGTAATTCAAATGCTGCACGATATTCTTCACCATATGCATCACGATTAATCCAACGTTCAACCATAAAATTATTTGCACGTGGAGTAACACCATACCCTTGTCCGAAATCAGCTGTTGATCCTGACGCACAAACAAACATTTGTGCCTGTAAATCATATTCACCATGATTAATTTGTGCTAATGTTACATTGTCATCACCCAATCCTAATTTTGTATATGAATAAAATTTAATAGATACTATCCTTTTACTTGCATTAAATTTGACAATATCAATTTTTGGTACTAAATTTGGACATGGCATTGCATAAAAGTCTGGTATTACATAAAACATTTCTATACATGAATGAGGTACATCAGTTACTGGTACTGTAGATTCCATACGTACTAATTGTGCTGCTTCACCACTACGATCTCTAAATCTATAAACTCCTGCGACTTGCTGTGCATAAAGCATTGAATTTTTACGATTTAAACAATGAAATACGATTGGATTGATTATTGACTTAAACATCGAACAATGCATAACTTGTATTGCATAATCAAATTGACAAATTTTAAAAGTCGTTGGATGATTATATTCATTAAATAATTTAAATGTCCAATCCCTAATATTATTTGTTGTTTCTACATTATAATCTAAAAGTGCTTGTGGTCCTGCTGCATAAACATTTGCAAATGCATTTACTACTGAATGTGTCAAACATAATGTAATACGTGTTGATTCTACAGCAATACTTGTTGTAAACGTAAATGGTATTGTAGCAAAGAATATTTCATGTGACTGTAAGTTCATCCAATCGACTGCAACTGAAATATCTTTAACATATCTATCAGTAAAACACTGCCAATATAAAGCATGTGTACTAACACGTGGTGATGCGACAGCACCATCATCTTCTACTATTGATGTTGTATACAACACATCATGAAATGTATTTGTATTTACGACGTCGGCATTTGCTACTATATTATTACAAAACTTTCCCATCGCATGAACAGCTGCTAAGTCCCATGCATTTTCCATTTGTTCATATGTTTGTGTTAAACGTGCTAATGTTTTAATTGCAATCATAATGTCACTCGGTAACACTACAAAATTCAATTGATTAATTCTTGGATCCTGTTCAAACAAATCATTATCTCCAGTGTATATATAAATATTATAATATTCGTTATAATTATAACACATCGAACGTGGATATATATTTGCAGTAATCCCTGTAGGATCAGTATACGGTGTATGAAATCTCCATCCATGTTGCATACCTTGAGGTATACATAAATATTGTAATAATTGTATTTCATGTGCAGTTATCAATTGATTTGAAGTATCAAGTACAATTGCTCTTGGATCTGCCATCATTTGTCTAAAATTTGTATATGTATCGACTTCATACCATCCATTATACGGACCAACCAATACATTTGACATTCTGTCCCCATCCTGATATGCTGATGGATTTTGTGTATATAAATGTACGCGTCCTGTTGTGTTAATTGCTGCAGGCATTTGCCAATTTTGATATGCTGGTGAATTAGTATTATTTGTTAATACAATTGTATTTTGACAAAACCAAAACATCCAAAGTCTTTCATATACACGTGTTAATGATATCGACGGCCTGATTTGTTTTAAATCGATTACTTGTAATGATGCTTCAAGTCTGTTTAAAATATCTCCATGTGCTCCAAAATGTCTATAATATTGAAACATTTCTATATTTTTCTTCCAATCCCTGTCTCTGTCTGGTCTTAACAATGCACCAAATTCTTCACGATTAACTTCTCCAAGACTAAAGAGTGAAGGTTCTGTACATATTCCTACATCATACATATGTATATTATTTATATTTTGTGCTGTCACTAAAGGTGTTACATTCGGTGTTACGCGTTGGTCGACGACTTCACTTTGTGTTTGTGGCTGTGTATATCTTACTTGAAAATCAAAAGCAAAAAGCATAACATTTCCACCTTCGAAAGTATCTCCTTGCATTCGTACCTCATCTGGTATCATTCTTCCATCGACTTCATTTAACGTTTTTGTCCCAACATATAAATTATTTCTAAATAAACTAACACGTGATGATAATATCGACAAATCACCATCTTTACCATTAAATATTAATTGGCTCGATCTCTTCAATTCTTCTTCACTTTTATGTATTTGTTCATCGATTACACTATTTGTGGACGTATTTACGTACGCATCCAATGCAACTGTTCTCGCTCCACTTTGTCTTGGACCAGCGATTTTAGCAAAACTTTCTTGAACTTTCATTTTATCTTTTAAAAGTTCATAATCTAAAATATCTAATTGTTCTTTATCTAATGTTGCACCACCTCTTAAATTTAACATCCACTCTATAGTATATGCACCTTCTCCTTCAATGTTGATACCACATGCACGTAGTAATTTTCCTGCTTTCGTTGTCCTCACTTTTTCATATCTTAATACTTTGTTTGCAAATCGTAAAAATGATTCTTTACTGTTCCAATGTATTCCAGTGGCTAATTCTACTACACGTGATAATGGAATTTCTTCGAGTAGAAGTGCTGTAAACTTCTTTGTTTTGTTCGTTCCATCAGGTAATGTTATCGTTATATAAACACCATTTGTATCACCATTTAATTTTTCTTCATCATCTGTAATTGCATTTGCTTTTCGCAATGAATTAATTGTTCCATCAAATGCTCCATCTTCACTTGAATCACAACTTTCGGCATCATATTCATTTGTAAAATATCTTTGCGCAACCAATCGTGGTACATGTATCATTTCTTCAGGTGTGGTTATAACTGTATTAACTTGTGGACTATTCAATAAAAACGACACATCTCTTGCATCACGAAATTCTTTACGTTTAAATGTCTCTTCTGTAATTTTACTTGGAGATTTGGGTACTGCAGCTCTTGATTTAAAGTACTTAACTTCTTTTTTACTTGAACCATATCGATTGAATGTATCACTAAATCTAAAAGTCCCTTCATCTCTTGGTTCAATTGGTTTTGTAATATGTGCAGGTGTTGATGTTCTCCTAAATCTATCCATTAATGAACTCCCTTCATTACCTGAATCACTACTTGTTTCTTCTTGACTTTCTTGTCTCCCATGCATTACAAATGAACCCATTAAACTACGATTCAACACGGACCTCTCTTCACTTAATTTTGTTGATTCACGACTCATTTTAACTGAATGTCTTGTTCTTTCAAGTGTAAACTCATCTCTATTACTTGTTGTTGTTGCTTGTGTCCTTCCAAG